CATAGGTGCAGCGAGTATGCTAAAGTCTTCAAGGCGATAGTATTTTGGCTTTTGGGTGTCAACCCTCTTGTCAATCATGTATCATGACTTTGTATTTACTTCCGAGTTGAATCACTTTTGCTTTTATAGCGCCAGCTTTATTATCAACTTTGATCTTCTTGTAGAGGCATTTTTCCATGTGGGAGAGATGCCCTCATGTCAACATGTCTATGTTATTTGATTTTATTTATTAAAACCCATATCTTGTTTTGTTTTTGATTTCTTTGTTTATTTATTTATTTATTTGGGGCGGGTCCATTCTTTTGTCTGGAGACCCGCTCATGTTTATCATGTAGAGCTGAAAATTTATTTAAAATTGCCGTCCCGCGGATTCCCTCATGGGATGGATAAAAATTATAAAATATTTAATTCAAAAATATGGAGAACCATTATTAGTTATTTAATACGGCTGGAAAACAGTTATGTGCCTTAGTGCATGATTACTTAAGAATTTACTACAGTGAATGTCTGTCTCATTCCCTTTCCGAGCCAAGTCCTTATGCGACTGCAACGATGAAGAGAGGAATATTAGTATTAGTATTTCGTTAATTCCTAAATTATTTAATGAAGGTGTTGTATATAAGACACATGTGAAAGATGTGTTAAAGGTTTGGAACACCTATCGTCTTAGTATCCCTAAGTCCAAGAAAGCACCCGAGTATTTGGTCGGTCACTCGTTAAACAACCACTGGGATTTGAGTCGCCCGGACACCCGCTAGGGGTCAATAAGCTCCGTGTATGGTATTAACACGTTAAAAATACTTGGTGTTTACAGTCCATTAAAGTCAGTACCGTGGTTACGCACGGTTAAGAGTGTAGCAGTTATGCCCCCTGGGAAGGAAACAGACTAAAGGGCAACCCCCTACCCACCTATGAACTTTAACTAATTAAAAATGACGACAATTAATATGAATAACACTATGCCTCGAAAAATTAACATCAACAAATTATCTAAGAAATTTTCCGCTATCGATTTAAAAGCGGCGTCAACATTACTTAAGAATTTACCTAATACGAAAAAGCGTAAGTTCGTACGTGGAGCCAAGCTTCAGTACAAACACAAAATTAAGCGTCGCAAGAACTATAATCATGCTAAACGCGCTGATCAATTTTTTGTTCAAGGAATCACAGATTACATCTCATCTAAGATGGGATTGCCAGATCAGGTACGCAGAGATGCGTCTGATATATTAAAACCTATTTCTGATCTTAATGAGAAAATTTCTCATGATGACATTACGAAATTACTTAACGCAACGACAAAGATCTCAGACGATGGAATATCGCACAATCACACTCTAGCTATTGATGACAATATGTTATTTTTACTCACTGTGGTTATGTTATTAGCTGCCACTATATCGCCAGATAAGTGGATAAGAAGAGTGTCAATGTTTATGACTGCCATCATCATTTTTGGTAAAACCTTTGGAAATAGTGATTTCGTTTCCATTTTTAAATACATTTCGAGTCTTTTCGATAATTGGCGTAGTAAGAACGACGCCCCTACTGATGACGCACCATCTTCATATAGTGAAGGTGAATATTGTACGGCAGAAAGTGATGGAGCTAGCACTCCAACTACTATAATTGGTACGCAATTCTTTCCTGCCCACGTTGCACAGCCCGATCCACCGATAGTGCTTCCCGAAACTGTTGACAATGATGAATCACAGCCCAACAAGGGATTCACGACTCAAGCCATTGATACAAATTTAATGTTAAGGGCTTTGGCTTTACTTTTCGGTAGTTACTCCATCTATAAGAATATGGGGGGAATAAGTATCACATCCGTAAGTAAATTGGACACTGTTTTCCGTAAATTACCATTACTTACATTATGTATTAAATCTGCAGAAGATATTCTCAGCACTTTATTAAGTTTAATTGAGACTATTGGTACGTGGATAGGACGCATCTTTTCCGACGAATTTAAATTGGAATTAAGAGGTGAGACGTGGTATGAATACGAAATCATACGAAGAAAACTCGATGCACTCACGCTTTCGTACGAGAGACGTGAGGACTTGGGTGGTATTGCTCGTAAGGCTAAAGTCCTTCAGGCTGAACTTAAGGCTCTGGGGACACCTAAGGAGCAATTTGCTTATGTTAAATATCGAGATTTGTCCAACGCCGTTGCATTTTTGTGCGACGATTTAGCACGTTTTGGTGCTGTTGGTAATGAAACACGTAAGGAACCCATTACTATTATTATTGGAGGTAAACCCGGCATTGGTAAATCTTATGCCAAGGATATTGTACTTAGTTACATGGCCTACCATATTAAAGGTCCCGATTTTAGACAATATGTCGACATGCCTGGATCAGATGAATTTTCACCCAATCAAGTGGAGAAGTTCGTTTCTGGTTATAATAATCAGAAATTTGTCATCATTGATGATTTAGGTTATAGTGCTGAGTCTATTGAAACTATGGTCCCCCGGTTTATACAGATGGTAAACTCCATGCCTTACAACATGGAGCAAGCCGAAGTTCATAAGAAGGGTGCCGTTTATTTCGATTCTGAGATGATATTATGTACCACTAATATCGATACTTGGGGACACTTTGTCCCCAAACTCAATGCACCTGAGGCACTTTTCCGTAGGTTACATCTTACATTATGGTGTGAGATTAAAAAGGAATATGCTCTCGCAAATGGATGTTTGGATCCTGAGAAGATTGAGGATTTTTCCAAATTGCACTGGTTAAAGTGGTATAAGACTGATCCTAAGACCGGAGTAAAGACATCTCTATGCTCATGCGGTTATACTTGCAAAAAGAATGGTGATTGCAAAGAAGCTAGGATTCATGATATCTTACATATGTGCATCGAAGAATACGATTATCGATCGAAGATTCATGATGATATCAAGAGAGGTCGCCGGAAACAATACCAGAAAATGCTCGATATGGTCGGCACTAATACACACGAAGTTATTGATTTTCTTCATGTTGATTGGAAAACTCAATCTCCTTGTAGTCCTTGGTGCATGTCTTGCAACCGTTTACGCGATGACGAAATAGTGTTGGAATTTAACAAACATTTTTCTAAAATTGATTTCAAGAAAGGAATTAATGGAATCCCTTATGGGGATGAAGCACAGTTCGAGAAATATAGCGCAGAGGTATATGATGAATGGGTCAAGCATGGAACTAAGTCCGTTCATTTTCAGACTTTCAGCAAACTTGGTCATTGTTACTATGATTCTAACTCAACGGAAGATCCTTTGGCGATATGTCGTTATATGGTTGCCTATATGGGTTATCAGACAGCGCGCAATAAGAAGAGAACTACATGGGTCTATGACGAGGTCAAGCGTACTTACAACTACATTGAAAAGAAAGCCATAGTAACCGTTGTTGATGGCATCAAATGGACATGGGAACGAGTTAAGAGTCTTTCTAAGACTTACATATTTGATGTCCTTAAGCCCATATGGAACGATATTCGTTTCAAAGCCACATTGGTCATTTTCGGTTTGATTATACTTGTTCCCCTGCTAGGACGTGCTTCAAATTCCATAGGAGATGTACTTCTTTCTTCGGTATCTAGTACAAAAAGCGAGAGGAAACATAAGAAGGTTCGAATGACAACGGAGACTCAAGGAGAAGACCTTAACGGTGAGGCCCTTATGAAGAGTGTAACCCATAGCAATTTATTGCATGTATATATTAATGGGGAATACAATTTCACATGCTTAGGCGTGGGAGGATCCATAATAGTCATGAACCAGCACATTTATGATAAGTTGCAATTGAAAGAATTTACCAGAATCACATTAAAGCGATGGGGTAAAACAGGTGCTCAATGGCAAAGTGAATGGAGTCGAGAGACTTTCTTTTCTAAAACCCCTTTGCGCTATGAGAAATGTGATTTATTGGCTTTCCCCTTGCCCTCACTTGAATGCCAGCGACTAGATAAGTTTGCTGACGATCACGTCTTTACAGGTGGAATCAAGCAGGATTTCGCTATGGCGCGTTTTGATCCTTTCGCCACATCTCCTGAGTACCATTTTTCCACAGGTAGGTCTATGCAGAATTTGGACATCCCAGCATGGGATCCAACTCTTAAGAAGCATTACGTGACACATCAATCTTTGCAATATGATATTCGCACTAGACCTGGCGACTGCGGTGTGCCCATATTCGTTCTTGATCCTAAGAAGAAAGAAAAACTTATTGGTATACATTGTGCCGGTAATGGAACAACGGGTTCAGCAGTCCGTCTCACTAAGAAGATGATTCATCAGGCTTATAATCACTTCGATGAGGGTAAATTTGTCGTTCAGGATAACGTTTTGGAAATGTCCAAAGACAATGTATTTTACGGCGAAATGCCCGAGAAGATAATACCCAATGTTCAAGTCATTGGTCGAGTCAACCAATCCTCACCCACCTTGAAATCAGATCTTGTCAAGAGTCCTATTTATAATAAGATTCCTGGT